CTGTATCAACGCCTACTATATTTTCAAATGCTTCAGGATTATCTATAACTCCGTCATCGTCAGAGTCTCTAAAACTTAGTTTGATTTCACTGGTGCTTTCGTAGCCGTCGCTGAATTTTATTGTATCGCTGATTTCAAAAGGAAAATCTTGAATCAGTTGCGTGACAAAATCTTTGCTGGTATTGACCCCTAGAACCTTGATTTGATCTTTTACTACTAACCCCAATTGATCATTATAACGTTTTTCATTTGAGTCAAAGTAAAATCTATTCTGATTAACACTACCAAAAATATAACCAAGCTTTCTAATTCTCACTGTGTAACTGTCAGGCTGTTTGACAAATGCCACTATCCAAGAACTATCTATATTTGTATTTGTAGTATCTCCTGCCTTGCCAAGAATAAAATCATCTACAAGATTTAAATTGTTACTGGTCACTAGTTTCCACTGCGATTCAGAAGATTCATAACGCAATCCAAAATTTTGATTTTCAAAAACTTGATTAACTATTTCTGTTTCTAATGCCGTAGGTAAGTCATTGATAAATCTTGGCAGGATTCGTGTAGCAATTGCACCTGTTGGCACTACAATATTCAACAATATAGGACCAAGACCTTTGACATAGCGGCCGTCGCCGGAAACTTTGATAATTTTTGCCCAGATATAATCTGTTTGATCTGCGTCATTGACATCAGCTGGAACAATTTTTCCTTTTTTAAATCTACTGCCTGCAGGGGCTGTAAATTTCACAGTTGCGTTAGTCAACACATATTTTAGGTTACTAGTTGAATATGCACCTACCAACAACTGTGAGTTATCTACCACATTTTTAAAATAGCCTGTGCTGGTCGCTGTGGAAATAGACTGCCATACTGTGTTGGTATCTGTGAAAAGTATTTTATCAAACTTGGTAAAATAAAAATTGTAAATTTCTGCGTCAGTAAAAACTGGTTCTATGCTGCGTCTAAGAAAGTTAATGATGTCTATTCTACTGGTAAATTTAAATGACAATACTGACTCGTCTTCTTTTTTATAAAGATATCCGTCGTCACCAAATACATTTATACTGCTGTATTTTCCTGTGGCATCAATGATGTCAAAATTTCTGCTGATGCCGCTGCTGGTTCTGTTGACTGATTTTATTTTTACAATGTTTTGCGATCCTAACAAAGGAGCAAGATTGTAATCTTCTGCAGTGATCATTCTATTCTGAGTGTAATACACTGCTGGCGCATTTGCTCGGATGGTGTCTATGTCTTCTGATGCTGCCGAGTTTGCTACAGTGCTCTGTAAAGCCAACCCTATAGTTAGTGTATGTTCAACATTATTTTTGTTTCTGTATAATACAGAAATATTAATACCTCTTAATTCGTTGGGATATATGGTATACGATAAACCATTGCTGGTTCTATAAAATACTCTAAATGCCCCTTGCGGCAGATTTCCGTAAACACCGTCCGCAAACACAAGATCAATATTGTCATTTTCTTTGGTGTTGATAGCATATATGTTGCGTATGTCTTGTGTTACGCTGTTATATGCAATATTATTGCCTACTAGCGATGACACCTTGGTCCATTCTTCCAGTTGGGCACCTTGCGAATTAAGAGAAAATAACCACACATCGTCATTGTTGATATTACCTGCGTCCACTGCAATTTTTTCGTTGGTAGTTGGTACATCTATAGAAAAATCTGCTAGTTCCAAGCTACCTTGCTTGAACTGTATAAAAAATCCTGTGTTAGCACTACCTGGTCCGGATCCATCATTTTTATATATAAATCCCAATTGGTTACCCGGAACTGGAGGCTCTTCATAGATATTTTCACTGTTCTTGAAAGATGTGCTGACTATTTCAAAATTTACACTTCTACTAGCCACAGTCTTAGTAAACGAGAACAAAGGAACATCTGTGCCCACAGTTCGGAATCTATATTGCTCAGTAGGAATACCTTGGATAATCGCGGATCCTTGGCTGCGACCAAATTCTGTGTTGTCGGCCATGGCACTGTTCAACACAGTGAGAAATTGTTCTAGCCAGTTAGTATTGGTAGGGTCGTTCCAGGTTATCAACTGTTGAGCAAGATTCTTGCCATTACTGTCGACGATAGTATCAGTGGTAGATACTGAAACAAATTTTAAAAGTCCGCTGGCGGCTGCGGTACGTTTGGCATTGTAACTGAGCATGCGAGCAATACGCAGCACACTTTCTTTGGTTTCTGCTAGCTCAATAAAGTTTTCACGGCTGGCAAGATCTATGCGGAATGCCAGACTCTGACCTAAGAACGCCACAGCATCAATCAATGCCATGTATTCTGATGATTCTATGTAGTCGTTGAAATCTTCTGGGTAGTTTTCACGTAGGTACGTGATAATAACCCTGCGCAGATTTTCAAAGTCGTAGCTGCGGAAATCCGCGTTTTTAAAGGTCTGATATATCCTGGTCCAATCTTGATTCAGTATGAGATTGTTTTGTCTGCTAGTTGTAGTCATACCAATATTTACCCTTAAAAATAAACTGCTTAGTTAATCACACTGTTGTTTTTGTCAAAGTTCAAGGTCATGCGTTCATTGATGTTAAACGGAATATACACCAAATCTGCTTGAATACGCATGCCTTGATCTGTGCTGTCTATGTTGATTTCAGTGACTGCAAATCTCGGATCATAGTTGATGATAGCTTCTACATCCTTGGCTATGATTTCTTTGACATCTGGAGTAAATGGTTCAAACAGCATGTCCCAGATCACTGTGCCGAATTCCGGATTTTCCAGTTTTTCGCCTTTGCGAATATAAAAATGATTGATCAAATCCTGCTTGACAAGATTGATATCGTATAGCTTAAAGTTCTTATTAGCTTCAGTAGAGCTGAATCCTTTATAGGTGAACTGACCTTGATTCTGCGTTACCGTAGCAGAACGCTGCGCTGCTGTTTGTTGGTTGTATAGTCTTGTGGCCATGTTTTAGGTGTCCCTGTCAGTTTTATCTGGAGTTAATAATTGCGGTGCTCTATGTTCATGCAAGGCCCAAGGCTCATGCATGGGTATGCGTTTCATGAAGCTTTTTACAATGCCGGCTTGGTAACGCTTGTCCCAACCTGCTGTGGTGCTAGTGGCTAAATTGTCTCTGAGATCATAGGGTCTTACAAAGTCAGCAGCCTCGGCAGTTTCTGCGTTTGTAGGACCGTTAAAAAATATTTTAGTACCGTTGACTTTGACTTCTGCGCCACTACCTAGATTGATATCTGAAGTGGAGCTAATTTTAGTTTCTGCTCCGGATGCAATATCTAGATCGTTGTTGGTGGATATTTTAGTCTTGGCTCCGACTAATATATCTAGGTTAGCACCCACTGTGAGTTTAGAATCATTGTTGATTAAAAATTCCATGTCTGTGGCAATTTCTACGTGCCACTTACCTGATTCAGTTCTCATATTAATATTTCTACCTGCTTCTAGATTTATATCTCGAGCAGCACGTATGTTGAGATCTTGCTGTGTATGCACACTGATGCTGTCTTGTGCATAGACATCGATCTTACCGTTGCTGGTAAGTTCTATCCATGCTGTGCCACGAGCATTGGCAATATAGATTAGATCTTCTGAGTTGTGCATCAGGATCTGATGCCCAGTTCTTGTTCTTACTCTAAAATATTCACTAGCAGGGATCGTTGCAGATCCTGTATCACCTTTTTTCTGATTAGTAGGATCTAAAAGATCGATGTATTTCACTGGACCTTCTGCTGCAGATTTTTCTCTGTGAAATCTATCATTGCCGTCATCCATGACCAACTGTGTGCCACCTAATCTACTCACTGGCACAGTAGCCTGACTGTCTGATTTGCCTATCTGTTGTTTTTTAGCACTGGTTCTGCGATCAAGCGGGCCCGGAGTAGAAATACCAAACACCATGCTAGGAGCTTCTCGTCTCGGTGAACTTGTATTGAATCCTCTAACATCATCCTCTAATAGGCCTTGTTCAAGAAATCTATCTGCTATAGGATGAACCACTCTAGGATATTTTTCTGGATCAATTTCCTGTGTGTCGCCATTGATGCGTTTGTTGATTTCAGCCACAGGCAAGGGCAATGTAGTATTACCATATCTTTTTTTATCTTCAGCATCTAAACTGTTTACAGTGCTGCTAGCTATGGCTGGTACCATGTGATTGATGTTGATGCCAGGTACGCAGGCAAACCAATAACCTGCTGCAGGATCGCCATTGACAAACAATACCAACACATTAACACCAACATCCGGCGGTACAAACCACATGCCGTATGATTTCTGTGTGTCGCTGAACCCGTCAATGGTTGACTTTGATCCATCGTTGTTTCCCATGAATTCAAATGGAGTATAACCGAAAAACGGCGATGCGTATTTCACAATAAAAGTTTGACTGTCGTCACCTGATGCGTTTGACTGATCTTTCAATAAGGTAACTTCGATAGATCCCATGAAGGAAGGGTCAAGATGACTAATAACTCGGGCGATGTATATGCCCGTGGTTAATCCACCGCTTCTGCCTTCATCATCAACCGACGGTCTTGATAATTCTGCCATTAATTTTGTCCTAGATCTCGATAATATCTAAAGCCCACTCTTCGTTGGGGTTGATTAGATGTAGTGGTTGGTTGAGCGCCTGTGCTAGAGGATGCAGTGTCAGCTCCGACTGTAGTGCTAGAAGAACTGCTGTCGACCAGTGATGTTTTCGGTGGTTCTTTGTCGCCTATTTCTATGGCTGGCACATCTGCTTTGTCTACCACTGATGCTTTGTCTCCAGTAATAGTTTCATTGACCTCTGGTCCTTGTGGTCCAGGCATTCTAATACATTTCAATTTTTGTTTCCAATTTCCATCATTGAATTGATTTTCACAGCTGACAACCCTATATATACCACCAAATGGGCTTTCCTTTCCTGCTATTGAAAAATCATATAGCCCAGTTAATGTGTTTACATCAGCTGGAGTTCTAAATGTCATGTAGATATAGACGTTGCCGCTTTCATAGTTCATAGTGCCATCGTCTGTTATCTGAGCTGTAGGAGAAGCAGCCCCTACAAAATAATTACTCATTCCTGAATCTATCAACCAATAAGGATCACCAAGTATTTCAAGATTTACCGTGACCATGTCAGCACTGCTGCCACTGATAAACGCTTCTTGAAAATTCTCCGCAACATTCTGTTCAACAGTTTTGTATTCAGATCCACCTTTGAATCCTTTTAATAGTCTAGGATCACGTTTTGGTCTAGCTCTACCAGTTTGTGCAGACTGCACTTCTGCAGCCTGTCCTTTGCCTGTTTTAGTAGAAGAATTTTTTGTTTCAGATGCGTTTTGATCTTGTGTGGCAGTTTTAGCAGCCTCGGCTTCTGGTTTAGGATTTGCTCCTGCATAAAATAAATTATTGATGTCAATACTGAAACTAAGGATATCTACATTTTGTCCGGTATAGATATATTGATATTCTTTGACTACATCTTTCATCAGTTCCGCATACCCCACTGGTGCGGAAGTGGCGTTGGCAAATATGCTTTGATGAACTAGATACGGCACCACTCTGTAAGTGATCCTTTTTGCATAATCGCCTGTGAGCGTATCAGGTTTTAACAATTCTATCTGCACATCTAGCTTAAACCACTTGATAAATCCCTGCGGTGTGAGATTTTTTGGCTCTAAGGCATCAGTGGCATATTCTGAGCTGAGAATAACTTGATTTATGATTGCTGTCAATGACTGACTCTGTCCAAATTGAAAGGCTCGGGTTTTTGGATCTATG